GAAATAACTCGTGTTTGAAGCAATTGTACTCGTCTGTTACTTAGGATTGGCGTCCGATTGCCGAGAATTACACGATTCACGTGGTCCTTACGACACAGAAATGCTCTGTAAAGAGCGAGTTGTTGAAATAACAACAGAATTACCGACTTGGTTACCTAATTATAAGATGATGGGATACAGATGTAATGAATTTACTCCCCAAAAAGACTTCCCAGCGTGAAATAACGCCCCAACAAGAAGAATTCCTAACTAATTTGTTCGAGAATGGGGGCAATGTCACCGATGCAGCACTTCAGGCAGGCTATTCTAAGGGCAGTGTGACGTGGTTNAAGAACAGTTTAGCCGATGAGATCATAACTCGCACAAAGAATGTGTTGTCTATGAACGCATTTAAGGCTGCTACACGCTTGGTAAGCACAATTGACAACCCCGTACCCGAAAGAGGGGACGACCTACGCTTCAGGGCTGCAGAATCGCTNNTAAACAGGGTAGGACTAGGAAAACAAGAAACAACTAACGTAAATGTACAAGCAGTACACGGTATTGTGTTGCTGCCACCAAAGAAAGAGGTCGTAATCGATGGCTAAAAAAACATACGCAAATGATGCACAGGCATCAAGATATCAACAACCACGTAAAGCTAGTGGGGATGCTCTTATGAACACAGCAGGAGCATTATTAGGAGCAGGTGCTGCATTTGTTGCTGGTAATTATTACAGTATGGCAAAAGATCAAGCCGCACTTATGAAAGATGGAAAAGGTCATAAAGTTTCATACAAAAAAAAGATTGACACAAAAAAAATAAGAAAGCCGAATTTGCTTGACTGAAGCCACCGCACCGAAGCGTGGACGTGGTCGACCTAAAAAAGACCCCGACGCACCAAAGCAAAGATATTTTCTGTCCAGAGCCGAACAAGCCAGACGACAGACTCAAAAGAGATTACGTGACGCAAAGAAGCGTGCAGAGAAAGTAACTAAAGTAGCAGAAAGTAAAAGAAGATATGCCAGAAAGCTTGAAGAGAAAGTTGGTAAAGTTGAGAAAGCTCTTAAGGGGGATACAACTACCGTTATCGATACAGGCGAGTTATCAACACTTCCTCCACCTGTCCAAGAACTCGTGGGAAATCGGGAAGTGGTGTTTCAGCCGAATGAAGGACCTCAAGAAGAGTTCCTTTCGTCTAGCGAAAGAGATGTACTCTATGGAGGTGCTGCTGGTGGGGGCAAATCTTTCGCCTTGCTTGCAGATCCGCTTCGTTACTGCACTAATCCTAATCATAGGGGTCTTCTTCTCAGGCGTACTCTTGACGAACTTACTGAGTTAATAGACAAGTCACGACAGCTTTACCCGAAAGCGTTCCCCGGAGCAAAGTTCAGGGAATCAAAGTCAACGTGGCATTTCCCATCGGGAGCAACCATTTGGTTTACGTATCTAGACAAAGACAAAGATGTAACCCGATTTCAAGGACAAGCTTTCAACTGGATAGGCATAGACGAGATAACCCAGTACCCGACACCCTACGTGTGGGACTACCTGAGATCAAGATTGAGAAGCACCGACCCAGAGCTACAGCAAAGTCTGTATATGAGGTGTACAGCCAACCCCGGAGGAATCGGCGGTTGGTGGATCAAGAAGATGTACATTGACGTAGGTGAACACAACAAAGCGTTTCCTGCATCCGATGTCGAAACAGGTAAACCTTTCTTGTGGCCGCAAGGACACGAAAAAGAAGGACAACCTTTATTCTATCGCAGGTTCATTCCTGCACGTCTGACAGACAACCCGTTCCTTATGGCTGATGGACAATATGAAGCTATGCTTCGTTCACTACCAGAGATAGAACGTAAAAGATTACTTGAAGGGGATTGGGATGTAGCCGATGGTGCAGCCTTCCCAGAATTTAGCAGAGCAAAGCATGTTGTCGAATCTTTTGACTTACCTACCAACTGGCCCCGCATCAGGGCGGCTGACTACGGCTATGCGAGTCCTTCTTGCGTTCTTTGGGGTGCTATTGATTGGGATAATAATATCTGGATTTACAGAGAATTATACGTAAAACAGTTGACAGCAGAGCAATTAGCGGATAGAATACTAGAAGCGGAACAATTAGATCCGTTACCTCACTACACAGTATTAGACTCATCATGTTGGAACAAGACAGGCTTTGGTCCTTCTATAGCTGAAACAATGATGAGATGCGGAGTTCGTTGGACTCCATCAGATCGAAATAGAATACAAGGTAAAATGGAAATTCATCGTAGGCTTGCAGATGACCCAAGAACAAACGAACCGAGATTACGAGTGTTTTCTAATTGTAGCAACACTGTCAAGCAATTGGCAGCAATTCCTCTTTCCAAAACTAACAGCGAAGACGTGGACACAAAAGCGGAAGACCACGCATACGATGCGTTGAGGTATATGTTAATGACAAGGATGACAGGTTATGCGGCGATTCATCAAACGCTTAATGGTATCAAGAATCAGGTCTATCAAGTCCAAAATGAAACATTCGGATATTAACAAATGGATTTAGAATTATTTAAACAAAAGGTACAAGATCGCTCACTAACTGTAGGTGAAGCATTTGACTACGTTGCAGCTAGAAAAGATACAGAAAAACCAGATACAATAAGAGGTTTAAAAAACAATGTAGCTGTAGATTTAGATTCTAAGTTTTTTGACACATACAACACTAAAGAATTTTCAGACGCTCTAGAAGAGCCAGTAAACAGGTGGCGAGAGTATAGTGTATTTGAAGGTCAACTTAGTAAAGGTTTGAGATCAGCAAAAGTAGCTGATGTAAACTATGAGAAGCTTTCTGGTAAAGGTGGTTTAGCCCAAGAAGCTTTTGGTCTAAAAGGAGTCCAAGATAGACCTAAAGATCCGATGAGAGGGACGATCTACTCTCGTGACTTTGACAGAGTGTACAACAAAGCTTTATCCGATCCGCTAATTGATCAAGAAGCAAAAGATTATTTAATTTACGAAAAATATACAGGTCAAAGAGTTGAAACAAATATAGGAAAAGAAGGCTTAAAAATAACGGATCTTGCTGTAAGTACTGATCCAAACGGTAACGTTGTTGTTAATATAGCGGAAAAGAAAAGTAAAACTAAGACTAGACCTGCTGTTAAATATACAGGTGCATTTGCACAATTTTTGGCTGGTAAAAAAGCACAAGCTCTACAAAGAGAAGCAGGTAGCGATCCATCTACTAAAAATTTATTTGCTACCACAAAAGGTGCAACAGAGAAAGTGTGGAATGCACATGTGAAACCTGCGTTAGAAGCTGAGTTTAGTGATTCACTTCCATCGGACGGTAAAGGCGGGGGTAAAGCTACTCCTAAAGTTTTAAGAAAAATACTAGCCAGACAATTAGTTGATGAATTTAAATACCCTAGAGATTTAGTTAAAGGGTGGATGGGTCATGCAGGAGCGACAGTTACTGCACAAGGTGATTTGCTTGAGCAAAGTTATGTAGGTGTTATAACCGACCCTAGAGTTGGAGAAATTTCTGACAACTTAATTAAGACAGAAGCTCTTAACTTAGGTAACTCTACCGTAAATGATATGTTTGTTGCACGTTCTCCAAATACATCAAAAGGGTTTACTGAAGGAAAAGCATACAATCCTCATTCTTCTCCTTACACGTTTGGTAAAGAAGATGTAAAGCAGTCTGCGACAGAATTAACAGACATACAAAAGCAAACACTAACAGCAACTCAACAAACACAACTTAATGAAGCTCAGATAAAACTCTATGAGTCAGAAACTGCCAGAGATGAAGCAAGAAAGAAACGTATCATAGCTTCACAAGATACAATGGTAGAAGATATTAAGAAAAAAGAAGCTGAGAGAAAAGTGAGAGCAGAATTAAAAGAAAAATCCAAGTTACTCAATGCACCTGCTTCTCCAGATGACTTATCTGACGGTTTAAAATCAAAGCTTGCTAAATTTGGAATAATGCTTGGTAAAAAGATACCAATTGTTGCAGCAGGACTTGCTTACAAAGAAGCAGAAGCAAAAGGTATGTCGCCTGTTGAATCAATATTGTATGGTGCTAGTGAACTTACTCCTGTGCCTGCCAGTGATGTTGAAGCAGCAGGAGCTTTTGTAAAACAGGCAAGACGAGAAGGAATACCTCAAGCTTTAGGCTTAGACGTTGAAAGGCAAGAGCAGATGAATAAGCTAAGACAAGAAAGAATGGATGCTAGATCAAGAAGAAATATGCCTAACCTTGATGATATCCCTGATACAGAAGATCCTGATACACTTCCACCAGAAGCATTAAGAGTTATGCAACAAGATGCTGACATGACTAACACAGATTTAGACCCAGAAGCAGGGTTTATTTCCGAAGCTGATGTAATGAAAAATCAGCAAATGGGTTCACCTACTTCTCAAGGTTTTATGAGTAAGTACGGTGAAGAAGATCAAAACCTACTACAAACAACATAAATAGGAGGGCAGTTATGCCAAACAATAACTACAATTATGGTGCTGCATACATAATGAACAGCGACAAGACATCAGTTGACGATCAAATGGGTGCAAACCAATTAACTCGTGAAGGTGCAGACTTTGACACAAAGATGGGTAACTACGACTTACAATCTGATATGCCAAAGAAGCAATCTAAGCCGACTGTTGAAGGTTCTTTTTTCAAAATGGCAGACGACAAAAACTACTTCTAAGTAAGGTAAGCATATGGCTGATAATTTTCTTCAACCCGAAGACGATACTGGCGTACCTATATCTAATCCATCGGAGCAGATGCCCGGATTAGCAGGTTACGTTCGTAGTAAATTCGAGGATTCTGAAAACGGAAGACGTAGTCACGAACACAGATGGTTACAAGCTTTTAAAAACTTTAGGGGAATATATGATTCCACAACTCAGTACAGGGATTCCGAACGATCTAAAGTATTTATAAAGATAACCAAAACTAAAGTTCTTGCTGCGTACGGTCAAATTATTGATATTCTTTTTGCTAACAAAAAGTTTCCAATAGTCGTTGAACCAACTCCAATGCCAGAAGGTATTGAAGAATTTGCACATATGAAAACACCTTTAGATGAAGTCGTAGATCCTTATGGCTTTGAGGGAGATGGCAGAGACGTTCCGCCCGGAGGGTTACAAGCCAATAAGCCACACAAACTGGGGACATACGACCAAGAGTTTCCAGACATGTTGGCTAAAGGTCCTGCTAAGATGGGAGAACCTCAACTAAAGCCTGCACAAGAGATGGCACTACGAATGGAGAAGTGTATCCACGATCAACTTCTTGACACTAATGCAGTCAATGTGTTTAGGCAGGCTATATTTGAGTCATCTTTATTAGGTACAGGTATCATCAAAGGTCCGTTTAACTTCTACAAGCGAGTCCACAAATGGGAGAGAGATCAGAACGGTCAAAGAAACTACGTGCCGTATGAAAAAGTAGTACCACGTATAGAGTATGTATCCGTGTGGGATTTCCATCCTGATCCATCAGCAACAAGCATTGAAGACTGTGAGTACGTAATACAAAGACATCGTATGAACCGTCAACAGCTTAGGGGTCTTATACAACGACCTTATTTTGATGCAAATGCTATTGAAGAGTGTCTAGCTAAAGGTGCTAATTACGAAGATAAGTACTACGAAGATACTATCAGAGAAGATGAAACTGAGCCATACTATCAAGAAAACAGATATGAAGTTCTTGAATACTGGGGCGTCATTGATAAAAAGTACGCCGATGAAGTAGGTATGGAAGGCGTCAATGAGATGTCCGAGTTTGATCAGGTACAAGTAAACGTTTGGATATGTGGTAACGAAGTTATTCGTTGTGTAGCAAATCCATTTACTCCTGCTAGAATACCTTTTCAAGCTTTTCCGTTTGAGATAAATCCAT